TCGCGGTACGTCAGCACCACGAAGCCAGCCGCCCAATTCAGCGGCCCGGCTTCTACGTAGGTGAACTGCGGGCCTTTCGGCTCGGCCATCGTGCCGCAGTCCACGCCGAATCGTCGGCCGCGATAGTCAGCCCATGGGGTGTATTGCAACTTGTGAAGGTGGCCGTGCACGTAGTGCGTGCCAGCGCGCAGCGCCGAATTGTAGGCCGCGTGTATTCCACCGCCCACCGGCCGATGTCTAATGACCGTCCACGCATACTGCTCGGCGTTAAGGTGGATAGCCCATCCCGCGCGCCAGCGTGGCAGATAGTCGATCAGCGTTGATCCTGGCATCTCCTCGAGTTCGGGCACGTTGCTAGATAGGTAGTTCTCGAAGCGCGCATCGTGGTTGCCGATGGTGCGTAGCAACTGCGCTTTGCTCGCCGCGCGCTCAATCTCAGCGCACCGATCCTGCACCGCGTGCAGTTCGTCCTTCAGTTCGGGTTGCTTTTCCCACATGATGCGGGAGTGCCGACTGATCCGCGCGCCGTCCAGAATATCGCCGTTCAGCACAACGATATCGGGCTTCAATGCCTTCGCCAGTTTGCAAAATGCCTCATGCGCTGGCGTAACCACGCCAGGCCAATAGTGGCAATCGCTCGCAATCATCACTACGCCGTCGTGCAGTTCAAGGTGCATTTCGGATTCGTAGCGCCGCGCGCGCTGCTCTGCGAGCCGGTTGGCGGCTTGGCCTGCCTCGGCCTTGATGCCGGTTGTGCAAGTCGGAGGCACCTTGCTCGGCAATGCTATGCCGTAACGCGCCTCAATCGAGCGCCTGCGTTGGTGGACACTTCGCACCGGCAGAGACAGTGCATCGGCTACTTTGCGGGGTGATCCGTAACGCATCCATGCATCGATGAATTCCTCGTCGGTGAAACGCTTAGGCATTTATTCCTCGAAGGTTGTGAGGGACTGCTGGAGCAGATGGCCTAGTTGATCGACGAACTGCTCGTCCCTAGACAGCGGGTGCGCCATCATGTCGAGCATGGCGTGCGTCCACTCGTGGCAGAAGGTTTGCTGTAGGGATGTCATTGGCTGACCGCCGAGGATTTCGATTCGTAGGCGATCCGGTATCCAGATGCCGACGCAATCCTTGTGTTTCCACCGGCTGCGCGGGATGACTCGCACCGTGATGTTGTGCCCTAGAAGTTTGAAACTTTTAGGGATGCCGGTTTTCATTTTTCGTCCTTATTGACTCAAGAACATTGACCGCTCATCGTTCCGTCGCTTGACCAGCCCAGGCAAGACCTTGCCCGCTGCCTTTGTCCACATGAGAAACGCATCGGCCGCGCCCTCGATATCGCCTCGGTTGTAGCGCATACGGATGCTGCTGCGCTGAAGATTGCCTAGACCGACGTTGAAGGCAAAACTTACCAGAGCGTCAAATTGGCCTTGATGACCAAGAGCAGCAGGGCAAAGTCGGGCCACGCCACGCTCAAACCGCGCAAGGTCTTGAGCCAAAATAGCGTCCACCTCGTCCATCGTGAGTGTGCGATCCCAGCCTGCGGGTATCGGTAGACTGCGCCGCTCTTCATACTTCACCGCTGCGTGTGATGGGTCGATAACGTGGCCGACGCCGACAGTCCAGAGCAGCGCCGGGCACCGATAAGGGCGTGTGCGGACGCCCTCATGGTGCTTGACCATCTTGATGGCTGCAGCCGACGCTTTCATTTCTTAAATGCTTGTGTCCCAAACCAAAAGGCAATGATGCTCGAGAGAATCAGCATCTCGTCATCGCTGAATACGTTGTCCATTGCGACCGCAAACGGAATGCCCGTCGTGTAGGCGTACCATACACCGGCCACGTTCAGAGCGACCAACTCCAGCACAAAGATGTACGTCACAACCGGGCGCACGCTTGCGCGAAGGTTAATCATCCACTGACTGGCACCCTTGCCGATTTCGATGTCGTGCTGATACAGGGCTTGACGCTCTTCGCCAGCGGTCTCGGTCTGGATTTGCTCCAGTTTGATTTCCTCAACCCGCGCCTGTGCAATCAGCCCGCGTTCAGCCAACGCCAACTCGCGCTCCTTTTGCGCTGCGACTAAAGCAAGTTCGTGCTTCTTGTCTTGCTTGTCCTGCATCATCCCGAGGATTTTGGGCAGGCCACCCGCAAGGAATGAAAGAAAGGTGCTGATCATTGTCATCATTTTTGACGCTCCTCCATCAACTTCACGCGCACTTGCAGATCGTGGATATCGTGCATTAAGTCGTCTTTCATTTCTTGCCGTGCCGACGCAGATTGCGGGCTATCAATAATGACGCCTTCATTTGTAATCAGAATGGGAATCTTGCTTTCGATGGCGATCAGTCGATTCTGAAAAGAGGTAATCTCAGAAAGCAGCCAGCCAACGGCTGCCAGCAAAACAGGAAACAGCATATCCGCAATCTTTTCCATGCTGAAACCGGCATTTGCATCTTTCATTTATCGGCCTTTTTGTTTATCAAATCCCAAGCAGACTTCATCTTGTCCTCAAGAACCGCCACCCGTAGGTCAAGTTTTGACAAGACAATAATCAGCGTGATGAGTGCAAGAATGACGGGCCACGCTCTAGTAAACATCTCGAATATGTCCATAGTGCCCCCTACTTTTTACTGTTTGCGATCTTCTCTTTGATGGTTAGAGAATGAGAGATGATTGCAAACAATCCGACGATAATGGCCGTAACGCCAGCAATAAACGTGACGATCTCATTTGCGCTTGAAAACCAACTGGTTCCCGCCGCTGCAATCGAAACACCTGCGGCAATATCCGCGCCTCTGTTCGTGTTCATCATGGCGGCACTCCCCCTCCACCAAGTCTCGTAATCGTTACCGGCACGTCCGCCGTTGCGGTCAGCGGTGTGCCACCTGTCGAATCTGTAACCGTGCAGCGGTAAATGCCCGAAACAAACTCATCTTCGTTAAGCGTGGCGCTGAATGTCGTGGTTGCCGCGCTGGCGCTTGTGATCGTAAAACTGTCGCCAGAGACAAACGTCCAGGCGTAGGTGTACGGGGCCGTTCCACCCGAGGGCGTCACAGTTGTAGATGCCGTGGTCAGCGTTGCGGCTGTGCCGGTCTTGCTCAATGTGCTGGGCGAGGCGCTCGCGGTCATTGCAATGCGCGTGATCTCTACTGAGACGATTGCGGTTTTCGTGGCTGCTACCGCATCGGTCACCGTGCAAGTAAATACGGCGCTATAGGTCGAACCGCTCGCAAGGCTTGAGCCGGTAAAGGTGGTCGTGGCAGAGGAAGCAGAGTCCGCCGCAATTGATGTCGAGCCGCTAGTGCGAACCCATGAGTAGGTATAGCCTGGCGTGCCCCCCGCAGCCGTGACCGTCACAGAGGCCGTGGTAATCGACGTGCCGGTGTCTGTCTTGCTGACAGACGATGGGGCGACGGTAGCGGTCAGCGAGCCGGGGAGAGAGTCGGCCGCAGCGGCTACGCCATTGGTTGCTGGCTCGGTGGTCGAGGTGTTGCCCGCATCCGTCCGCACGCGAACCCAATAGTATCGGGTCGTGGTGTCGTTCTTCGGGATAAATACAGACGTTGCCACGCCCGACCAGATGCGCGTAGCCGAGGCAAACGGAGTAACCGAGGTGTATTCGTAAACCTCATACACAGAGCCTGTCGGCAGTACAGCCGGGGCCGTCCACGAAAGGTTGAAGCCGCTTGCCAAGTTCTTGGCCGTGAGGCCAGAGGGCGGGGCTGGGATATAGGTTGATGGCGTCGGGGTGCTAACTGATGTTGGGGTTTCGTAATCGCCCACAACCGGATCGCTCCAGTCGCTTGAGTCTTCCTCGCGCACGACCAACTCGACGAACCCAGCCGGGTTGAACTGCCACGATTCGCAACGGACGTACTTGTTTGTCCAGCCGAGTTCAGCAATCGTAATCTGTCCAACGTCAAACGGGCGAATCTTGTAGGCCGACATTCCCGCGCGGATCGTCGCCACTGTGCCATTGCGGCTGCGGCGCGAAAGCAGGATGGCATGACGCTGCGCCTCGTACTCGTTGGTGCAGGCTGCGAAGTCAACATCTAGCCATGCCTGCTCGCCGTCGGCGCTCACGTATGACGTGTTGATAACCGGCTGGAATTCCATCTCCTGCCAGTTCTTGTCGCCGTTTATAAACTTACCGCGCACCGAGTTATACCGCTCGTTATACGCAAAAGCCGTCGTCACGCTTAGGCCGTTATCCACCAAGTCCGACTCATCCAGCGTGAACGATGACGACTGCCACGCGCCAGCAAACATCCGCCACAATCCGCCCGAGTAGTAACACACGCCCGACATTGCGTCGGCAAGTTTGCTGATGTTGTCCTCGAAGCGATCCGTAGCGCTCAAAATGACGTTGCACGTATACCGTTTCTGCGTAGCCGGGCCGGGTATGTTTACGAGTTCGTCGCAGATGTCCGCAGCGTCAGCGACCAGCACCCAATCGATGCGGTCGGTATCCTCGCCAAGCCCGAGCCGTGTGGAAATTAGATAATCGGCAAGGCAGAGCGCAGGGTTAGACGAATAGGTAAACGTGGACGGATCATCAAGACGCTGCGAGCCAACGCCGCCCGGCTGCGTGGAATCCAGACGCGGGTCATAGACTCGCCTGCCTTCCACGAGCGCGGTCACTTCCGGCTTGCCGGTCTTGTACACCGTCTCATCAAACTGGTACGTCAGCGCAAGATAGCCAACCTCGCGGCCACGATGGCCCGAAGTCCACTCGGTGAATGCTGTATTCAGTTTGTAGTCAGCCGTCTGCTCATTGGTTCCGCGATACGCACGCACCCATGCCTTTCCGTTCCACGCGCCGCTCGTAACCTTTCCATCGTCATCCGAGCCAGTGATCGTCGTGATGGTGCCGATAGCCGTGCGATTGAAATAGATTTGGCCGATGCTGTTCAGTTCGTGTCCAGACAGCGCAAGGGCTTGATGCAGGAATTCGTTATTCGTGCCCGATACCAGCGGCGGTATGACATTCATTCCGGAAATGAGCATTTCGCCATAGATAATGTGGCGACTTTCAACCGTGCCGGAATACTCAACATCCTGTTTTGGCATTGCTGTACGCAGACGTGGCGTCAATGCCTTGCTGATTGCCGTAGTCGCTGCGAGCGTCAGAACTGTTTGATGCCGAGCATCTCACGCCCTTCGTTCTCTACCAGCACGACATCGCCGCGCATTGGCCGAGTGCGCCGCATCTCGCCGAGGTACTCGCAGACAGCAGGGCTGATGCCGCCCTGCGATTCGATGTACTCGAGCGCGCTCGCCTCGTCGTGATAGCGCGCGGCCAGTGCTTCAGCGTGGTGCGTGTCGTGCATCGCATCGTAAACACGCGCGGCAAACAGACAGCAATCATCCACGCCCCACGCAAACGCGCGGCCCTCGTGCGCCTCGATGGTTTCCCACATTTTATCAAGCCAGTCTGCGCGCTTCATTTTTTCGCCGGTTGTCCGCCAGTGCCGCGACCGCTGCCGTCGTTACCTGGGAATCCGCCGCCATAGGCTGCGTCACGGTTGCCCCACTGAGACACAAAGCCGGGAATCGCATAGGTGAGGTCGAAGAACTGATCACCGGGGAAGATCACCTGTTGATCTTCGTCCGTGTACCGCCCGATGCGCGGCTCGCGCCGCAGGCGGTATTCACACGTCAACTTGATCTCTGCCACGTTCTTGGCAATGTTGAGCGACATTTGATTCATGCGCCCTTCCCAGACAATTTCCGGCGTGTCTACGAATGTCCGGTCTGTCTCGTTCAAGAATCCCAAGTAAATGACGACCGCGCGATTCTGGTAGTTCTCGGTCATCGTGGTTGATACCAGAGAAGCATCCACGCCGGAAAGCGTTAGGGTTATAGCGCGCGCGATAACCTCAATGCTTTCATCAACAATGTCGATCCCGCCAAACTGCCCGATCCCGTAGAAGGTTTCGGCTGCGGCCTCAAGCGAAATGTTCTCGGGCACTTCCGTTTGCAGATTGTCGCCGTCTTCCATGCGGAGCAGTCCGGCAAAGGTGATCTCCCCGACGCCATCGTGGACGCGGACGATGCCGGAGCCGAAATCCAGTTCGGCAAGTACCACCATGCAGACCGATGCTTTTTCGGCCTCTGCGGCATTGTCGCCGCTGACTATTCTGCTCACGCAATGTCCTCGATCAGTGACATCTCAACGTCGCTGATGATGCCGGGGCGGGTCGCCCACGACACCCGCTCATCGGCAAGCATAAACCGCCCCATGGGGTTACGGAAAACCACCGGGGCATTGTCATCCGGGGAGGTTCGCAGCGTCGGCTCGAACATGAGGTAGCCCTGCCCCGAGCCGTACGAGTTAAGGACAGCCGTCAGCCGCTTGAGTTCGCCATTGATCTCAACCCAATCGCCCGCCAGTGCCAGGCCGTCGGTGGAAGTCGGCAGACCGTCGATGTTCAGCCCTCCGCCCACTTGGCTAGCGCCATTGACTAACCCGCACCGGGCGACCGACCCATAGGTCAGAAACTGGAAGTCGTTAGCCGCGCGTCCCGAGATGTAGTCGTAAAACGAAACGTGGGACGACGTGCCGGACGCTGTAAAGGTTTCTACGTACTTGCCCGCCGCAGTCCGCAGCGTGCCAGAGAGCAGCCCAGATGCGCCCTGCGACGTGCCAGCCATAGCCGCCGCGCGCACGTTGCCTTTGCCAGCCCCGAGCACGAAGCGCACGGCATACGGGGCGGAGGTTACTGTGGTGAGGGCGGATTGGTAAGCGTAGCGGTCACCAGTCACGCCCGTGCGGGTAAGCCGCAGCCCGAAGTGTGAGTCCGCCGACAGCGCCAACTCGGCATCGCTCGAGGCCCACCCGGTCGTGTTGGTCACGGCGGCGTTGTTGGTCAGCAGTTCGGCATTGCTGAACGATCCCGCAAACGCGCCAGCCGGGTCGGAGAGGTGCAGCCGGTTGGCCCGACCGCGCAGCGCGGCAATGAGGGACAGCAACCGCCGACGCTTGGCGGCAGAGGGCGCGCGGAAGATCAGCCGACACGACCAGCGATTACCGGGCCGTGAGTACGTCCGCGTGGCACCCGACAGAGCCGAGGAAAAAACCGCCGTGTTGTCGATCAGCGACCACTCAACATCGGAGGCCACAAGATCGGGAGGCAATACATAGTCGGTCATCGTCCCACCCCATAGCGCCGGTCAAGTTCTTCAAAGATGCGGCGGTTGTTCTCTTGCAGTATGCCCGGCAGTGCCGATTGCAGATCGGCCGTCGCGCCTCGTGCGTCGATATTGTACACCGGGGCGACCGTCATTCCGCCGCCCATCATGGCGTGGTTCGGGACAATTCCCCCCGATGAGCCGGGCACAAACAACTCTGGGCCACGCTCGCCGACGATGTACGGACGGCCAGCGGACACTGGGCCGCCAGAGGCGCGTCCTTGAATCGAACTAATTGCAGCCTTTGAGAAGTTAGCAAGAAACCCAGTCCCTCCCGTAAACATACCGAAAAAGGCGACTAGCAATTGCTGCGATATGATCTGCGCGAGCATCTGC